CGCGGATTCCCTCGGTAAGTTGACCTAATGTAAAGTTTCTAGACATGTTATATATCTCCTATAAACAATTGAAATTAAGTTATTTGATTCCTGCAAGTCTTTGCCAGCGACCTAGGTCACTAGATTCTTGCAATTTTTTTGAACTAGCAGATGTAGTAGTACGTGATGAGCTACCATATCTTGCAGATTCATTGAGTGTTGTCTTCTTACTTGTTGTAAGTGACTCAGTCAATGACTTATATAATGTTTTAGTTTCGCTTAATGTTTGTGCCTCATCCAAAGCTTTAATAACTGATTTCTTTTGTGATTCAGTTAAACTTTGATTCTGAAGAAGCTTGTTTACATAAAGTAACTTAGCATTAAATAAGTTGAGGTCTTCCAACTGTTCACGAAGAGTACTTACTGCCCCTCTGTATTTATTCAGTTTCTCTGCCTGAGATCGATTCTTGCGTCTCAGATTACGAATTGCTTCGTTTAATTTGTTAATTTGTGGTGGGTTGACAAATGGATCTTGGCCTTCTGAGCCTCCTCCGAATGAACCTTTAACACCAGCATTTTTCTTTCCTTTTCCACCGAATGATCCGTCGACGCCAGCAGATGATCCGCCTTTCCCACCGAAGTGATGATCCATTTTTCCTTCGCGAAGTTGACGACGTACTCGTGCTAATTCTTGACGTAACATGCGAGGATCAATTTCAAAGGTCTCATTAAGATCTTCCGGTTCTTCTTCCGGAGCATCTTCACCTTCTTCACCAAACATACCTGCTAGCATGTCTTCACCTTCTCCACCTTCTTCACCTTCTTCAGGTAAATCAGCACCTTCTTCATCTTCCAAATCAACCTCTTCACCTTCTTCATCTTCTTCAACCATTCCGCGAAGCATTTCTGGAAGTTCGTCAGCGTCGATATCTTCGCCTAAATCAAGAACCAAACGGATTTCGTTCATTAATTCTTCCATATCCATTTCTTCTAAATCAGAATCCATTTCTTCAACTTCATCAACAGAATGCATTTCTTCCTCTTCGTACATTTCTGATACTTCGTCTTGGATTGATTCTCTTAGAGCTTGAAGGTCTACTTCATAAAATTTTTCTCGGTTTGACATTGTCATGTTCTCCTGATTAATATTCTTGTTATTATTTATGCTGCGCGATTCTAATATGTCAGCTTTTTTATTTAATTTGTTCGCAATATGCTGCAATTTTTTTTGATTGGCCACGGTTAATCCATCAAAAGTCTTGTTAATAGATGATTCCATGATAGAAGAGTTTAAATCTGCTAAAGCATCTTCACCACCGATTAATCCAATTAAAGATTTTAAAGCTGATTCGTCTAAAGTTACTTCTTCTTCTTTTTCGGATTCTTCAACTTCAACTTCAGATTCATCTTTTTCTTCATCAGATTCTAAAAGTTGGGATTCGATAAACTCTCTAATTCGAGGAGTAACAGCTTCCAATATTGCTTTTTTAGCATTATCTTCTGCAACCTCACGAAGCTTTTTAGCATCTGCAATTGCTTCTTCAAAAATCTTGCTTGACATTATGTCTCACTCCTGTTAATAACGTATGATTATAAGTATCTTTCTAAATGTTAATTATCTCTTAGACATTCATTAATCTTTTCTAAAACATTTTTTATTGTTTTTTGATGTTTTTTAAAAGATCTCTCCATCGGATCATCTAGGTCCCTAATATCATAAAGTGGCTCGTCAGGTTCTCCATACATAATTGTTCCGGGATCAACGTATCCTGATTCTGAACCAATGTGATAAAAGTTTCCTGTCGTTCTAAATATTTGTTCACCAGAATCTGACCCACCAGCACTAATTGCCGGGCCCATTCCATTTGGGTAAAGCTGTCTATTAGAAAAAGGTGCTATTGTTGATCTAGCTGTTGTTGTATGTGTGCCTTCGTTTCTAAAGCCTGTGGTCAAACTATTATGATCTCTTCTTTGCGGTTCTAAACCGTAAGCTGACGTGTCATCTTGAAAAATAATATCACTGATTTGTTTTCTAACTTCATCTCGAACAAACAACTCATCTTCACCGTCTTCATTAAAGTCTTCTTCTTCGTAGGCTTTATTATAAAGTGGGCGCGTTGAACCAAGCGGACCATTTTTTATACTGCCAATGCCATGGCCTATATTTCTAGAATGTACTCCGCCTGTTCCAACCATGATTACGCCTGACCGTCTGAACCTGGATATGATTTTCCACTAATGTAAGAAAATAAAGATCCTTGCTGATTAATCTGTGATGCTGATTCACTTGGTGAGACTAGTCCGCCCAAACCAGATCCAAACTCAATATTATTAGCTGGATCAGGAACGTTCCCAGTATAGGTCGGCTTATCAGCAGCATTTAAGCTTCCTGGACCAGGTGACGTAGGATTTGGCATGTAAGGAGAAGGAAGGTTATGTGTGGATATATCGACATTTTCTAGATTAGGTGAATCATTATAATCCATGCTTACACTGTTAAATCCGTTACCATTAACAATAGTTCCGTCCAAAACTAATTTTTGGTAATATTCTTTTCTCTCTTGATTAGTTAATTCACTATTGTAAATGGATGAAGCAGCAAAGCATGATCTAAGATTAACATCGATTCTGTCACCTTTTGCTGCAGGTGAATTAACGCTTACCGGTTCTACCATAATTTGATTTTGTTCAGCCATCTTATAACCTCTTTAAAAGCTTTCTTTTGATTAACTTTCTAGCTTCTTGTAATTTTCTAACATCATTAACAGATTTACTTTGCTTCGTTTTAAGAAGCTTAAGTACCTTTAAGTAGGATTCTACTAGTTGCTGATTTGTAATCTTTTTTTTGTTGCTTGCTTTTAAGCTTCGTCGCTTTAATTTTAATTTCTCTTCAGCAATTATTCTTTTAAGCGTTGACGGCGTTAACTTTCTGACTTTGTTCATTTTACATCTCCTAAATTTACGAAAAAACACAACTTGACTTCATTTAATATCTATCATGCTGATCAAGTTGTGTCTTTAAAGTTGGCAAATTTAATTATTAAAAGCTAAAGCAGCCCATTTGCTTGATGTTTCTTCACCGAATAATTCAGAAGGATCGCTAGAAGACTCAACAATTTGTTGTGCTTGATCTCCTGCGCCGGAAGGTACATATCCTTTCTTAGACTCAGCTGCAATCTGATCTTGTAATGTTGTATGTGCAGTATCCATCAACATTTCACTTAGTATAGGATCTTTTGTTACGCTTGAAGCAATTTGATTTAATTTTTCGTTTTTCTGATGTGTCTGCTTGCTATTTTTAAAATTAATTGACTCTAAATAGCTAGGCTGCGTCTTTCTTCCTGAGTCTGAAGACACTAACATATTTTCTTTTAGCGTTCTTGCTTTTTTTGGTGTCGTATTTTGACGATTGTTAGAAGCTAGACCTTCTGCTAGAAGTTCTATTAAGCATTCCTTGACAATTTCCTTAATAATACCTTTAGATAACTTTTGATTTTTCATTAATCTTCCCATCTTAGAATGTCATTAAATATTCTATTAATTCTATCTGATTTGTTAAAGGATTTATTAAGCTCTCTTGTACTTATTTTCTTCCCCTCACTCATCATAAAAGCACCTGGGGTACTAGGTTCAGAAACCATGTCAAAACAAATTAATTGAAAATCATCTTGTACTATTTGATTATCTCCGTTACGCTGGGTTGATCCAACACCCCTAGAGCTAATTCCTAATGTTACACCACTTTCAATTAAGCTTTGTATGATTTTACCTGATGGCGTATCAAGAATTTCAATTGTACCATAAACATTGTCACCTTCCATTCTAGCTTCTTTGACAACGTGGGAAACGTTTTTAAGCTCAACCACAGATGATTCGGGATGATCACATTCACCCATTGCACGGTTTTCTTGAATTAATTTTTGATAGTTTATCAATTCTCGCTCTAAAATAGTTCTAGGATATATTCTTCCGTTTTGATTAAGTGTATTAGCTCTTTGAATGATACCTTTTAAGATAATCTTTCCATACTTTTCTCTAGATTCTTTAATTAGCTTTTTATCAGCTTTGATCGGACACCATTCTGTAAGTAACTTTTTATTGGACATGTTATTCTCCTGATTTAAATTCTTCAATTAACTTAGAAAGTGTTAGAAATTTTGTGACTGTTTTGTCATTTAAATCTGACATTTCTAATTGATTTATTTTATTTTCAACTAAACTAATCTTTTCTGATAAATGAGAATTCTCATTAATTTTAGAAAAAGTTTTTAAAGATTTAAGCGTTATTTCCTTCTTTTCAGATAAAAATTCTTTTAGCTTAGCATGATCAGACTCATTCTGACTGTATAATGCATATTTTTGAATAATTTCCCTTTGCATGTTTGACAGATTTGAATATTTTTCATTTAATTTTTTTGTCATAATCTTTTCAATTAATGCATCATTATCTTTTTGACTAGTTTCGCTAATTACCCTTTCTTTCTTTTCAGTCATTAGTGTATTAAGTGCTTTTTGTTCCAATATTACCATGCTCTTTAAATCTGACCGATCACCTTTTTGCCATTCATTAATCATGTTATGAATATTTGCCATTTCTCTATAGTCAGATATTGAACGGTAATAAAATGTCTTGTCATTAATGCTGTAGTTGATATCCCTAATTAATGCTGACTTTTCTTTTTCTAGTCTGCGTTTATCAAATCGCCTGGCAGCACTTTTTGCTTCTGTTAAGATAGCAGCTGCAATCTCTGTATTTTGAACTGTTGTTCTTGACAAAGCATTAAAAAGCCGAAACTCTTTATAAAGTTCTGTGTTTTTTGCAAATCTTTTTTCAATAATTTTTGTCGCTTTCTCTGCGCCCTTTTTATCGTTTTCAATAAGCTTATTTGAAATATGTCTGAGCAAAAGCTCGTACATGATACCAATGTTTCTTTTTTTATTATGTTTCGTCATCTTCGTCCCCTGATGAATTGTTCTCAGAGATAATACCTTTTTGTGAGGTTTTACCAAATTTATTTTCAAATCTTTGTAATGTAGATTGCAATCTTGATGTCATTTTAGCATTTTGCTTGATCTTACTATCTAAGTATTCACTAATATCCCATTCTTCTTCATTTAGCATCGTATCTTTTGCTAAATTTCTTACTGGATTAACTAATGCCTTCATATCTGACATATGTCGAGGCATGCCTGAGACGTCAAATTTTCCGTCATTACCCTTATAGGACATAATGTCTTCGATGCCAGCATCCATTTTATGTTTTGCTTTTTTTCTTTTTGTTTTATAGTCTTGTTGGGCTTTCTTTTGCCACGATTCGAATTCAGTTAGATCAGAATCTTTGTCTTTTTTATCTTCTTTGTCTATTTTTGATATTTCATCAATCATATTTTGAACTCTTATAGGAGCATCTTCATCGTTGATCGACAAATGACTCTTTTCTGAAAGCCCGGGAGAATTTCCCATATCAGGTCCGGGTCCTATACCGCCTAGATCTAAGCCGGGAAGAGGTGCGCTTCCGCCAAATTGATCGGGTGCGCCTAATTCAGGACCTTCGGGAGCTTGAAGCTGTGTTGCTTCAATTTCTAAATCACCGATTTTATCGCCAACCAGACCTTGCTTAATCATATTGATTTCTTCTTCATTGAGTCTAAGTATGTTTTTTTGTACCCATTTCCTATCAACCATTCCAGGAGTTTGCAAAGCTGAGGAAGCAACTTCAAATCTAGTTCGAAATAACTCTAGTTTTTGTTGCTGTGCAATTGTTGATGGGTTTGATAGTTTTAAGCTAAAGTCTAGCAAGTCATCATCAGTAAAACCTTGACAGTAAAGATGCACTATCGCAATTTTATTCATTTCTGATAAAATTGTTCTTTGAATTCTTGCGATTGTCCGACTAAACCTAATATCTTCTTGGGACAATGTTGCTTTTGCGCCTAGTCCTTCGTCATAACCTAGATAAGCTTTGGGTATCTTTAAAGCAGAAAACAATTTCTTTTGAATATATTCAACATCATTTGTCTCCCCCGCCATCGTTCCACCGCTTAAAGTTTGAATATCAGTACCACTATCAGATCCGCGAACTGGAATAAAGTAATCTTCATCAACTGATAACGGATTATATCTTAAATCCACCTTTCCTGTACTTTTATCAATCACAGATGATCTTTTAAGGCTACTTTGAGCTTGTTCCATATAATTAGGTATATCTTCAGGTGGAACGTTACCAACGTCAATCTTGAACATTCTTCTTTCTGGTGCCCTAACTATTCTATATACTAACATTGCATCTTCGAGAAGAATTAATTGACGCCAAATTCTTCTGGCCGGCTCGAGAACAGATGAACCGTACGGTAAGAAAGCATCATTTCCTAAAAGGCGCATATGTGATATTTGCCAGTTTTCTAATACTTGATTACCTTGTGTGACCCACCTAAATCTAACTGCCATTGGGTCATTGGGATCAAAGCCTTCTTCTCTTTCCAATTCGGCTATAGGGAGTGGATAAGCATTAATCACACCGTACTTGGGATGTACATCGTTAAATAGAAAAAAGTCTCCGTATTTAACTAAATTTCTAACCCAGGATGTTAGATTAAATTCAATATTAAGTGTGTCATAAAATAATTCATGTAGAATTTCTTTTATTTTTGAATTTTCTGAATAAATGTGAAGTGTTTTTCCGTTTTCATCTGCTGCAACTGATTCTTCAGCGTATATGTCTAAAGCACTTGCAATTTCCGGTGTGTATTCCATCTCACTAAAGTCTGCATACCTTGCCATTCTGTCGTAAGTACCGTAAGCAGACATAGCTGCCGAGTATACTTGCGACTGATTTTTTCTAAAAGTCTCAAAAGCTGTCGCTGTTTTATTATCAATAGGCTTTAAGACATTACGCTTAATAACCGGTCCTGATCTAAACAATCGAGTAAGCCTATTAAAAAGACTACCTTTTTGATTATCTGCCATTTTTATTTCCTCTATTTAATAACCCAATACATATCACTAGGTATATTACTGCGATTTGTTGCAGAATTAATATCTGGTTTAATAATTCTTCTATCACCACGATTATCTGAACCCATCCTATAGATTGGTGATCCTAAACTAGTTACATTGTCAGGTTTATATTCTTTTCTTTCAACCTTAAAAGCATTAAGCATTGCATCGTTAATTGTTTTTGTGTCTTTGCTATAATCAGAGCTAGCGTCATATAACCAAGCTCCAATCGCTAAACTCATAACTAAATCATCATGAAAACCTTGTCTAGCTTGTGCTTTACCACTCTGCCATGTAAAAACTTTAAGCTCTTCATAAAATCTAGAGGAATAAGATATTATCTGTTTATTTCTTATTACTTCTTCTAATTTAGCTAAAATAGTTCCTCGAGACTTACCATTAGTGTTAAATCCAGCCTGATCAGCAGTTGAAGATGGGACGTAGCTACCTACGTAAGCTGTTTTATCTTTTCGCTTATAGTAAATCCTAGGGTAACGTAATTCGAGTAATTTAAGAATGGTTGCGTAACCGTATGAGTTGTTTTCAGGACACAGCAATGCCTTATTATACTTTAATCCGAATTCGTTTAGCAACACACCAAAATTATCTGGTCTTATTTTGCCCTTATACTCACAAACTATCTCACCTGTATTACAGTCTATAATGTGAAAAGTAGAATAATCTTTTGCATCGCCTCTTGCAACGTCAGCTGACATAATGTAGTCATTTTCGCTTAGTGGGTATTTCCATATCCAAACATTCCTATCATCTCCGGCTCGCTCGATAGGCGGTATGACATTGTCACGCATCCATTCAATAGATGAATCATCTAAAAATGTTTCTCCACTTGTTGAAAAATCACATAAAAATTCCTGAGCAATTTGTCGCTTTGACATGTTTGACGTCATTTTATCAAACCAATCCTGGTCATATTCAGGATTCAAGTGCCATGGAATTTTTATTGCATTAAATTCATTTAAACCAGCTTCAGCTTGCGTATAGAGTTTGTAGTACTGTCCGCCTGCGCCATTTGGTGTAGATAAGATAATAGCACGACCACCAGTTGAAAGCGTTGGATATATACCGGTCCAGATAGTGTCAAAGTTTCTAACAAAAGCAGCCTCATCAACAATAAGTAGTGAAAGTGCTTCAGATCGACCTGCGTCTTCAGATGTTGGAATTGCTTTGATCTGCGATCCGGTATTAAAAACTATTTCTTGCTTGTTATTAGAAACCATCGTCGGTAAAATTAGCCACTTCGGTAAAGCCCTAAGCATGGATTTGGTTTTAACAATAAAATTTTGAGCAATTTTAAGTTTAGTTGCAATAATAAGAATATTTTGTTCTTTTTTAAATATCGCTAGCCAAACAGAGTAAGCAGCAGCCAGAGTAGAGAGACCTTGTTGTCGTGATTTAAGAACAATGTTAAATCTATGATCCTTGAAGTCTTCAACGCAGTCTTTTTGAAAGTCGTACATTTTAAAAGGTATCATACCCTTTACTGGGTGTTGAATCTTTACGTACGTCTCAAAAAAGTAATTCGGGTCTTTTCCGCACTTTATTATTTCTTGTACATGCTGCTTACGAGTTGCCATTAACTTATCTCAAAAGAATACACATTTCGGACCAAAGCTGTTCCTTTTGGAGAATAAGATGACATGTTAATGAGTTCAACTGACTCATCACATCCTAACTTTTTAGTTTTAAGTGCACGACCAGCTGCTTGTTTAAATTCTTTTTTTATATCTTTTAAACAAGAATTGCATGCTTTGTCTAAAGAAGACTTAGCATCAGACGCTGATTTTTGCATTTCTGTGCGATTTAGTAGATTAACAATAACCATACACATCACTTCCATTCTACCTTCTGATACTATCTTTGGCAAAATCTTAAATGATCCGATACTGTCATAAGAATCTTTGTACGTTGGGTCGATAATACTTGCAAGTATGTTTGTTTCTTCAAAATTCATTATTTCTCCTGTTGAATTATTCCGGAATATCTTTTATAAATATATTCTTCTAAAGTTTCTTTATCTGGTCGCCAGCCTTCTTTCCATTCTTTTCTCCTTGCTTCAATAAAATTTAAGTAACATTGGTAGCAAGATCCATCCCATTTTTTGGCATGTGTAAAGTCTTGAAAAGATATGTGGGGAAACCCACATAATTCACAAAAAAAGTAATCTTTATTTTCTGATTCCGAAAGATCTTTAAAAATTATTTTAGGGTTGATATACATGTGAGTCGACACCTTCTTTTGTTATTTCTATTGTGTTATCCACAATGTCTTTAATAGCATCAATGTGAGATATTATTATGATGTTTTTAAACCATTTTTTAAATGTTTTTAATAGTTTACTGCAAGATTCTAGGTTTGTTTCATCTAACGCACCAAAACCTTCATCAATAATTAACATATTTGTCTTAGGAAGCGTAGAAACATTAATTAAAGCTACTCGGATTGCTAAAGATGCCATCATCTTTTCCATACCGGATGCTAATTCCACAATTCTTTTACTGTCACCATAATTTATATAAATGTCCATTGCATTACTATCTAAGTCTGCCTCCAATTCTATTGTGAAACCCACAACGCCTTGTAGTATTTTTGTTATTTCTGTGTTGATCTTAGGTAACAAAGAGTATAATAGTTGAACCGGTATACCTCTTTTTGATGTTGCTTGTATGAACATATCATAGAGCCTTAATTCTTTATTAATAGCCTTATAGTCTTCAGTATTCTTTTTATACAGATCTCTTTTAGCGCGCCAAGACGCGATATGACTCAATGCTGTGTCTC